ACAGTGGCGTAACATGCCAGACATGGATACCTATTACAAAAATACTATTAGTAAAGTAAGAAAATATACAAACAAACCTATTGTAGTTAGAAGTCATCCAAGATTTAGAGAAAGTTTACACTGGTCATGTGATACAGAATGGTATAAACAACAAGGTGTAACTTGGAATATACCTAAACACATACAACAGACTTATGATAGTTTTGATTTAGAACATATGTTAAACCATACATATTTTACAGTAAGCCATAGTAGTAATGCTGGCATTAGTAGTGTGATACAAGGAGTACCTGCAGTAGTAAGTGAGCATAGTTTAGCATATGATGTAGGTACTGAAATGGGAACATGGCTTAGTAAACCTGATAGAAATAATTGGTTAAATCGTATGAGCTATACAGAATGGTTTGCAGACGAAATCGGATCACAATGGCTACGTATTAGGGAAAAACTTTAATAAATATATATACGTTCACCCGAAAGGGCGGAAGTAAGCAATCGCTGAAGGAACGCACTTAACCTTAAAAGGGAGAGTGTAATGACAAACATAATCGAAACCAAATTTGGTACCTTGGTTAATACAAAAAAGGTAGCCGCAGGAAGTGCATCTAGTATAAAAAAATCTGGAGCGTTTTATAATTTTTCAATACGTATAACAAATGATGATATAAGAGAGTACTCATTTACGGATCTTGCAAGAGCTGAATATATGAGAAGAATTATGATTAGTCATTTACAAGAAAAAATTAAAAATGATTCAAAAAATATTTCTAAAACTGCCTAACTTTGCTTGATAGGATCCCAACGTTGTATATCGTTCTCGGTTAATAACTCGCTGGGCCCTTTCCAAATTTCTACAATATGTGCAGGTTTATCAGAATCATTTACGCCTCGGTGCCATATACCTTTAGGTATGTCAATAGGGTTTTGTGGTTGTAAAGTATATACTGCTGGATCTATAGGAATTTTCCTGTTGCTAATATGTAACTTGGCAATGCCTGATACCAAGTTCCAAGTTTCGCTTCTATGTTCATGACGTTGCATTGATAATTTACTATATGGATTAATCACAAGTTCTTTAACACGGAACCCTTCACCCTTATATAAAATACGATAATATCCCCATGATCTATTTACTTTAGGTTCTATCAAGTGTGCCACCTATAATCATATACTGTCCCGTCTAACCATTTAGTAACTAATCCTTGGTCAGATAATATATTATTTTGTAAAACTATTTCTTTTATATTATCATTTAGGATACCCATGTCTGCCATTTCATACCAGGAGGTAGTATATGACAGAGGTTTTCTTTCTTTATATGTAACAACCTGTATTATATCAATAAATTGTTCTTTTTGTAAATAGAAATCATTTACATCAAATCCATTTAGTGCAAGCAAATAAATTATTTGACTTACTGAAAATGTATTAAAATGTTGTGCAGGAGTATAATTTTGAAATCTGTTTTGAAAAACACTTACGGTGCTAGGCACACACAAATATAACATTCCTCCTGTTGCCATATTCCGATTTACACGACCTAAGAATTCTACAGGACTATATATGTATTGCATAAGATTATGACACCAAACAACATCAAAAGGCACACTCCATAATACATCGTCTGTATTAAAGTCATAATTTTTATATTTTATATTGTGTCTGTTAGGAACATTATTTTCTGCATTAAGATCAAATCCAACACAGTTAAAATTTAATTTTGGACCAGGCTCGCCCTCCTCAGTCCATATATGCATGTCAGCCCAAAATTCTAAATCTAACCCTTTACCACAACCAAAGTCAGCCATATGTTTTATGCTAGATTTAAAATCGTCAAATTGATCTAAGTAATTTAGTGCGAGTAAACTATGATTATGACTTTCTTTACTATCCCAATTGGAAATTGAATTAATCAATTCTTATGTCTTCCATACCTGCAGTACGCAATCTTACAACGTGGCCCATTTGCCATTGTTTTGTGTCCAAGCCTTTCATTATACCTAGCCAACGGTTTCTAAGTAATGCAACTTCATTTATAATTGTTTCAAAATCGATTACTTCATCTTCACCGTCAACATATTTTTCTGCATCTCTGCTGGTTAATGCTCGAGCATATCCTTCTAGATATTTTTGAAAGTGTTTGCGTCTTATTTTACGTAACTGTATGTTGAGATAGTTTAGTACTGCTTCTATTTCTTGTAGTTGATTAAATCTATGTTCTGTAATACCAGGCAATGCAGTAATGTTTTTTTCTACAATGCCTTTAACATTACACTCACGTTTTGCTTCTTCCAGTTCGCTTTCATAAAAATTTATAAAGCCTGGGATTTCAGCAATATTGTTAACAACCCTGTTGTACCACTGGCTCAATACAAGTCCTCTTCCTCAAAGTCTTCTTCAACTTCTCCGTATATTTCTTCTACACTACTTTTCATGTATTCATCTATACCACCTAGTTTAATTAGATCTTCCTCATCTAATATTTCTTGAAGATCGTCAATCAAATGATCAGTAGCATTTTGCATTTCTTTAGCAGGTATATATTGTTTTAATATTTCATATACTAATTTAATTGGTGCTTCCATCTTCTTCCTCATATGTTTCTTCAGAAACTGTCTTTTGTGCTATATCGTCTATACTTAGCCCATCTGTGTTATTAATGTCTTGCATAATTACTTCTAATTTATCGCCTGTCCAGCCCTTTCTAAACTCTAGTATTTCTTCACCGGAAGTAGTTGTATACTTTAATCTATTTCCTTGTTTTGTTAGTACCCCTTTTGCTTCGAACAAGTCCAATAAGCCACTGTAAGGATCCATACCAGTTTCATATGGAATCTTTACTTGCACTCCTTCAAACGGTTTAGCATATCTAGTTTTCATAACTTTACATGCTGCTCTAATACCATTAACAGTTGTAGTTTTATTACCATCTAAATCTTCTTTTAGTTTTAGTTTTCTCATAGCAATAACAATACTAGAAGCATATATAAATCCTTGTCCGCCACTAATCTTATCATCTGGATCAAACATATCCTGTGAAGCGTATGTATGATTTGTACATACCATACCAACGTTATAACTCCCAATCATGTTAACTGTATTACGAACAAGTGCAGTTAGTGCTTTAGGCTTTCTACCCATGTCACCTTTCATATTACCTGCATCAAATTGATCCACATCTGTAGGAGTTAGTAACATTCCTAAACTATCAATTACAAATAACACCTTAGGTCTTTCTTCGTCTGGCATTGCTTTATAATCTTTCATAAATGTGCTTAGTGTTTTTGCGACATCATCAATCATACTCATACTAAGTTTTAATAATTTACTTTCGTCTGTATCTACACCAAGTGCCTGTAACCAACTTTCATCTAGTGCATTTTCACTATCTATTAGTACAACAAATATACCTTGCTTTTGTGCATTTCTTATAATGTTTCCACTTGCAAAGTAACTTTTACCTGCACCAGATTCACCTGCAAACACGGTAACCTTTCCCATAGGTACGCCTTTATGAAAGTCTCCACTTACAAGATAATTAAGTGCATATGATCCTGTACTAATCCAATCTGTAGGATCATGAAATCCAATACTTAATCCATCTATACTTTTTGTTATGTCTTTTCTAAATTTACTTACGTCAAAGGGTTTGCCCATATTATACTCCTGTGTGCCTATTTTACTATTATACTATTTTTATTCATTTCCTGCAACCTATTTTTTGCATCTACTGTCTTTTCATATCCATATAAGAATATTGTAGGTTCATACAAAAATACATTACTAATCCATACTAAACTATTTTCTGGAAAGACTGGCGAATCAAATAAATTTATTACCTCAAATTTTACAGGCATTTTATGCCATATATGCCAATTATTAATCATATCTGTAGGAGGATTATATTCACCACTGGTTGGTGATCTTACATCGACCTCCTTAGGCAATGTACTATTACTATGCAAATACTTTGCAAATTCTAATTGTCTTTCATTATAATCATATATAGTTATAGTATCAAACTTTCCACTAAGTGCATATCTAGCAGTTTTCCACCCACTTGCTAATCCATATAGATGTTTAGCATTATAATAATTACTTATAGGTGATTCATTGTTGTCTAAGTAAACTAATTTCTTACTGTTTATACAAACTTTGAGTAAGTTTTCAATTATATATAATTGTTTAGATCCTGGTGCATAATATCTACCCTTGAAGTCAATAGGAATATTTTTGTCAAACTTAATCACATGCTCGCTATCCCTAGAGTATTTAGGTATAACAGATTTCCTAAATTTTGACGTTAGAAAATCTCCTGTTTCTAAAATTACATCTCCATGGGAGTATTGTTCCTCAGCCATAGCATAAGTAGAAACAGTTACTATATTTTTAAAAAAGTCTACACCTTTGTTTTTTGCATCGAACAATAGTTTAGTTTGTGTAAATCTTAATAAACTGTCATTGTTACAGTCATGTACTATAAAAGCAGTCCGCATAACTTTTCTCTATTATTTCATCACTGATTTTTGTATGTAGTATTATATGTAGTCTATCTTCATTAGTATTATTCCATACTAAATGTCTATTGCTTGTATCTATTATAAAAGCATCTCCTGCCTTGAATGGTATGTTACCTTTATCTAGAAAACGAAATATACATCCTTCTGGTTGTTTAATTGCTACGTTTATTTCCTTTAGTCCTGTATTGTCTCTATCCTTATGAGGAAGTATGTATCCTCCTGGCTTTAGGAGCATAAATCTTATTCTACCTGTACTATCATCTATAATAAAGTTTTGTTCTATCCATTCTTTAGTGGTAGGACAATATTTTTTTAAATCTGTCCAGTTGTGTTCATCTTCACTTTGTGTAGTGATATTAGTATCTACACCATATAATGTTGCACTATACCATTCTGAATGACGTATGTTTGCCCAGGTATCCTTGTTTCTATGTTTAACAAATAAACTTTTACATTTTAAATATTCTTTGTAAATGTCGTTAACAGGAACTTGTAATTTAAGTTTTAGCCAAGGTAGCCCACTATTATTACATATATAATCTTTTTTAGGTCTAAATTTGAATAGTGATTGAATCGGATCCATTTTTAATATTCCTATATAATATATCCTGTACTACATTAACATCTTCTACAAAATTTCCTAATCCTATTGTATTTCCAATTACAGACAAATTATGACTGGTACAATATTTGGTATAATTGAGGGGTGCTGATTGGGTATATGGTTTACTAGTACTTAAAGTAAGTTCGCCGCTTAGTAATGTATAATCATTTGTATCACTATCATAAATATTGTTATCATTATGCTTCCACTTGTCATATGTACTTCTTCCAAGATTATTAAATTCAATTTTAACATTGTAATTATTAAAATTTATTATGTTTTTACCTAATATATTTTCGCATGACCACATCTTATAAGAATCAAAATTACAAATTTTAAATTTTTTACTCTCTATATCATGCACAATGTTATTAATGTCTCCAAACCTCACTAAAAGATTTTGGTCTATTTTATAAAGTAAATTTGTAATATTTGGATTTTGTAGTTGAAATTTAACCCAAACCATGTGTAATCTATTTAACACTTTCTGGTTATGTAAAGGCACATCTTTAAATTCTGTGAAGTGTGTAAATTTAAATTTATTCACAAAGTATTCATCTATTTGTAATATACATTCCTTAAGATACACTAAATTATCAAGAAAATTTTTACAATATATAGTAAAATTATTTCTTTTTGATACGTTAACTGAATCAATGTAATACATTAGTAGATCCGGATTGTCTGTATGTAATTTAATTATATCACCGCTTTTTGTAAAAACTAATTTAAAGTCCATAAGAATTCTAATAC